TTTGCTGATCCTTGAGCCTGCTCATAGAATTTGATGTAGGCTTGAAATCCCAGACGCACACCCGGATCGTCTTTGTTTAGTCTACGGCGTTTGGGCTCACACATGTGAACCTCAATGCTGCTTTCTTTGGCAAATGTTTTTTTACAGTATTCACAAACAAATGTCATTTTTCTCGACCATGCAGTTTGATGTAGTTGTCAAGATCTTTTTTTGTAGTAACAGCAGCCAACACATCAATTTCATCTTCCTTGTAGTGCGGAAAAAGTTCTGCCAGTTGCTTCTTCAAACTGCCCGCGCCTGCTTCTTTCTTTTTAGGAGCAATCCATTGATGTCTTTGAGCGCCCATGTCTGGACTCACTGTGGTAGCCAACAACCATTGCAGTTTGGGATGTTTATTGATGTCAAAGAAATGTTTGTTGAGTCGTTGATTGGTAGCAATCACATAGAACTCTTGCAGTTCTCTGCTGCCCTGCACACTTGAACCCCAACGGATCATCAAATAGTTTGAAAACTTTTTCTTTTCTTCATCAGTCAAGTCGTCATAGAATGACCTGACCTTGTGGTCAAACATCCGCATTTCGTTGGCAATGTTTAGTTTATCGCTCATTCTTTTTAAGATTATACATTACAAACAGTTGATCCAGCAACTGTTTCATGCCCGGATCTGTTTCGCACATTTTGACCACTTCGTTGAGTTCGCTCAACATTCTTTTGTTTGCACTAACAGGGTCATAGTCTTTGCTGGACTCATAACCCACCACATGACGTTCGGTCTTACCAAACTCACGAGCATAGATGATGCCTTCGCTACGTTCGTAGATATAAGTTGCGCCAGGAGTAAGTGTGCCCATCAGTGATTTCGCTGCCCGCCAAACACACAGTTGAATACCATGTTCATGTCCCCGGTGTTGATCACTCTATGAAATGCACCGTCAGGAATCAACACAATGTCACCTTCTTTGACATCAAACGGTTCGGAATCTTCTTCGCCCACAATCATTTGCCCCCAGCCCTGCACAAAGAAATACACTTCTTCTTGCCCGGGATGCCTGTGTCCGCGAGTTTGCTGGTTGCGATACAGCTTGGTCGAACTCAACACCAAATTTTTTAGAGTCTTGTTGTCTTTGAGCACGTAGGTGTCATTGCTTTTGACAACATCGCCACCTATGTCATATTCGTTGACTTTGTTCATGTTACCATGCCTTGTCGTAATTAACAATTTCGCAGTTGCGACTGATGTCTTTGACAAAATACACACACTGCGGTTTGTGTCCTTCGGTGATTGGCACACACAATATCTGCCCATTTTTAAGCTTGGGTGCATACCAAGTGACTTCTTGATACACATCCACAATTTCAATTTCAGGAAAACTGGGTCTAAAACTACTCAGCGGATTGAATTCAAATATTTTAAAACCACGATCATTGATCGACGTCAATGGCAACATTTCCAAGTCGCCAAGATCGGGTTCACCAATCAGCACTTGCCAGTCCATGGGCATGCGAATTCTTTGTTGACCAATACGAAGAACCAATGCAGGCGCTGTAAAGCTTTCTAAAAAAATCAGCGGGATGTAATGATAGTCCGGGTCTGCTGGTGTAGAATTATCCAGGATGGCAAACCGCATGTCATCCACTTCTTCAGGTAGATGGTCCAGTTCAAATGTTTGATTGTCTAGGGTTAAAATGCGAATTTTCTTCTCCAAGATAAATAAAAGTGCAGATCGCGTAGCGTCAACTACCATCTGCTCTAACAGTTATCAAGGAACTATCAGCCATGTATTTACAAAACAAGTATACTAAATGTTATTATAGTATTATTGACCGGGCAATGTCAAGAGATTTGTCAAAAGAAATCTATACCGAACGCCACCACATTATTCCCCGAAGTCTAGGAGGATCAAATAACTCAACTAACTTGGTCAAACTTACAGCAAAAGAACACCGGCTTGTTCACATATTATTGCCACGCATGACCATCAACCCTGCACATACAAAAAGTATGTGGTATGCCTTGTGGATGATGTTAAGAACAAGAAACAAAGATCAAAATAGAAAAATTTCCAAAGGTAGTATGTTTGAATTTGCTAAAATTGAGGTAGCTAAAAATTCATCTCAACTTCATAAAGGCAAAACAGTGTCTAACGAAACCAGAGAAAAACTATCTAAATCCTGCCAAGGTAGACCTTCTGCATTCAAAGGTAAAACACATTCTGCTGAGTCAAAACAAAAATTATCAACCGCACATAAAGGTAAAACTATTGCCCCAGAGACTGTTGCAAAAATTCTAGAGTCACGCAAGCATTATCGGCATTCTGAGGAGACCAAGCGTAAAATCAGCCAAAGTCAAATGAGCAAAACCGTAATAGTCTCTGAGGAGACCAAGAAAAAAATTTCTGAATCTAAAAAAGGAAAAAGTGCAGTTTGGCTAAAAGGAAAGCCGGCACATAATCAAGGAATACCTCATACTAATGAAACAATAGAAAAAATGCGTGTGCCAAAACCTAAATTTACATGCTCTCATTGCGGAATCGTGGTTGGTGGTCAATCAAATTATAATCGCTGGCACGGTAATAATTGTAAGAAGATCATTTGATGGTCATCCATTCAAGTTTTTCTTGCGTGAACGGGTAGTTGGCTTCTTTGTAGTAGGCTTTGCGTTTGGTAAGGTGTCGCTTGGCAAACTTGCAGGTTGAGGTGACGTCCCAGATCTGCACATGGTCTTTGTCTTGGGCTTTGCGGATTCCTCGACCAATTGATTGTATGACTCTAACAAACGACTTGCCTGGTTCAACCAGCACAAGGTTAAATATACGGGGTATGTTAATACCCACTGCGGCAACACCATAGGTTGCGACAATGATTTTGTCTGATGATTCTGCAACTTCTGCATAGTGTTCCTTTCTTTCGGTTCCTTTGGTTGCACCTGACACAAATACCGCACGTTCGCCCAAGCGTTCCACCAAGGCCTGCCCGGCTGCTACCCTATCCACCAGCACCAGAGTATTGCCTGTTTCATTGACCTGTCGAATCAACGAAGCAATGGTATCCAGCCTGCCTGACTCTTCCAGCAGGTATTTGAGCTCGCTTTGATAGTTTGCGTATTCCACATGGTCTTGCAGTTGCACAATGTTGACATGGCATTGTGCCAACACACCCTGTTGCTGTAGTTCGTTGGCTGACAGTTTGCCCACCACAGGTCCAAGGCTGACCAACAGAGCTTGGCTTTCAAACTTTTCCTTGGGAATGGTCCCTGTTAGTCCCCAACGCAAAGGAATCTTGGCCATTACTCCTGTGAGTAGTGTTTTAAGTGCATCGGCTTTGGCCATGTGCACTTCGTCTACCATGACACATACCACGTCTTCGAGAAATTCCTGTATTGTGCAATCACCCACCCCGCTCTTGGTGTTCTTTAACAGCACATTCAAACTTTGCCAAGTGCATATAGTGTGCTGTCGACCATACTCTTTTCTATCGCCATAATAAACACCAACGTCAAGATCCAAATTAACATAGTCCGCTTCTGTTTGTTCTACCAAACTTTTGTTTGGAACAATCACAATGGTTCGACCATAGTGCCCGGCCTGCCAACTCAAGGCAGCAGTCATAATTGTTTTGCCTGCGCCTGTGGCAATTTCCTGAATGCACTGCGGATTCTCTAAAAAGTTATTGATGATCTCAACTTGATAGTCTCGCAACATAATGGGCTGACCAGCCATGGGATGACCCTTGGGCCACACTTTGTCAGCAAATGTATCTTCTCTGGCTATGGTAAAATCAAACGATGTTGAATAATCGCGTTGGTCGTCTAGCTCGATATCGTAGTTCAGTCTTTCCAGAGCAGGAACAATTTCGGGCAGCAGGTTTGTGTAAGTGCTGCCGCCTAGTTGAAAATAACTTACTTTGCCATCCCAACGACCCAGCCTCACTGCCGGCAAATATCTTGCATATGGAACATCATATTTAAAGGCATTAACCAGTGCCTTGCGAGCGTCAAGGTCAAGACCTTCTATCTTGATGTTAACCTCGTCCTTGATTACAATTGTCGCTGATTTCATTATTTGTTAGCCATTTTTTATATTGGCATTCCCCAGAAACTTGATATCCTAAATCTATTAGACGCTCAACAGCATTGCCGTTAACAATATCTTCTAAGTATAACACATTGCTTGTGTAGGATGCAATCATATTACCAAAATCTTCTATCTGCTTTTCTCTACGAAGATATACTTGATCTCGGTAATAGTTTTTTTGAACTTTGCCCCATGTGGATGCCCATTTATAAAGATTGGTTGGTGCAATTACGTCAACTGATTTTTCTAATATATGTGTTGTCATGATACTAGTATATACTTACTGCAACAAAAAGTCAAAAAAAAAACAGGCTCCAAAGAGCCTGTTAAAAGAACTGCTGATGCAATTCAGGAGCTAACTGCTGTAACTACATCAAATCCCTGTTCACCGTAGCTGTTGGCTTCGTCAGGATGATCCACACAAAACAAAAACAAATCACCGTCCCAAATTTCGTACATAACGTTCTCCTTAGTCAGCTGCTTTCATGCAAGTGGTCTCTGCCAGGCGACGCCAATTCAGCGGGCTCAGTTTGCGCAGATCCGCAATCTTCAATGCCATACGCAGGCTCATTTCACGCAGACGATTCTGTTTTTCTGCCATGAACGTGATGATGTCGTCTTGCACACAGGGATCAAAATCATAGTCCTGGAACAGCACACCGTCCTTGGCAATCTGCCGGATGCGGAGGATCTTGTCACGCATGGTGTCCAGGGTCAAGTCCAAGTAGTGGCAACGGCTCTGCAATGCGTCCAAGTGATCCCGCAGTTTCTGCGACTTCATCTTGTCGAACTTCAAATTGGTGATGAAGATCACCGAGCCTTTGAATTCGAAGCTGTCGGGAATGCCTTCACTGCGCAGGATACGGCTGTCGGCCAGCCACGAAATTTTGCGCTTTTTGCCAGAGTCCAGAGCACCCTTCAGCAGGTTCAGTGCCACATCATCCAGCAGGATTGAGTCGCAGTCGTCAAACACCACCACACAGTTGGGGTCGCTATACTTGTAGAGAGTTTGATACAGGCCGATGGGGGTGGCACTGCCTTTCACAACTTCGGCACGCAGTCGCTTGCCAGCAATCTTGTCAAACATGCAAGCCTTGTCAATTTCTTGCTCAACACCAAAGCTCTTGCCCACGCCAGGAGGGCCACTCACAATCATGGCACGAATGTCGCCTGCCACACAGGCCTTGCTCATTTCCTGTAGGATGTCAAAACGCTCACGGATACGATCCATGGCTTGCTCATCAGTTTCTTGCACTGCTGCTGCTTTGTCGATGCGAACTACGTTTTCTTGCATGCCAGTAGTATACACGAAATCAGAAATATCTTCAACACGCACTCGAATCGTTTCGGGGCACTTAGGGAAGATGCCATTGTTTTTGACAGTAACATAGCTGCCACGGGCACCAGTTTGGAAGCCCGACACCAGTTCAAAAACAGTGTCAATGACAGGGATGCCGCGATAGTTACCATTGAGGATGCGAATTGCACTCATTTTAGCTCCTGTTTTGTGTGTTAAAATGTTATTATAGCAGTTTGGGAATTATTGGTCAACCAATCACTGCAACACGGAATCCAGCCAGCGAACCGTTGTCTGCAGGAATCTGCACACGGGATTCAAATTTGACGCTGCGCTGAACGGGGATCAGCAGGGTCAACCAAGTGTTCATGAAGCCGGGCCGGGCAGTGGGACCAACTCGGATGTTTTCAATCACAGCGTCGCGAGTGCCCGCGGCACTGGTGTAACGGATTTGGGTGCCAATTGCAAGTTCCATTGTGGACTCCTTTTTGCTGAACATGTGTGTATTATAGCAAATTGGAAAATTCTGGTCAAGTCAAAAAATAACCCTGCTCAGAGCAGGGTTATTTGTGAGTTTTCAGTAAAAGTAATACAAATTTATTAAGGCTGGGGAGCATCATACAGGGGAACCGAATGCACCACTGTAACAACTGTAGACTGATTAATTGGCAGTGCGCCCGGTCCGGTAACATGATAATTGTCGTTGATATTATATAAAGTATTATCAATATTACCATCAAACAATGGAGCTACAGGAATATCTAATAGCGCATAGGAATCTGCAGATTGTCCCCCAGGATTCCAGTTAGATAATGCAGCTTGCAAAGAAAGATTTCCATCTGTACATGAAATTACCGTGGTAGTATTTGTAAATTGATCATTGAGAGGAGTAACATTTGAAAACTGAGGAACATCAACATCAAATGTTATTTCTTGATATGGTTCAGTATTATCTCGAACGTTTACTGGTATAATATTTGTGGTAGTTTGAGCTAATAGTCCTGAAAAAACTTCTAGACCGTTATTTGTCACAGTTACATTGGTTGATATATCATTGTCACTGGACACTTGAAATCGTAATTTAATTTGTTTTATAGGCATATTATATCTCCAATGCTATTTATACAAAATTTATATCCAATGCTGTTGGATCACAGGATCTAGCACATCTGCAGGGTTTGGCTGTCCATGAAATACCAGCACACTGGCTCCGTCGAGTCTGGTGCCAGAATCGGGTGCTCTGTATTTTCGATATCGAAAGTCCCATCCCCCGTCCAAGCACTCCCATTTCCAACTGCGTATCAACTGCTCATTGAGAAAATGTCTACGATCTTGAACAATTACATCACTTAAAAAATCCTGATCTCCGGGATAGCGACGTTGCAACAAAACAAACTCTTGCTGCCTAAATGTTTCCCAAACATATTCAAATTTTCTAGTATCCCACCACATTATCGAACTGTTGATTCCAGTATGGCTAGGACGCCATAATCGCTTGAAATCTCTGGGGGCCCAGAAATATTCCAAACTTTGATGAGTGATCCAATCAATGTTGTCTGTGATCACAGTGTCAAGATCAAAATACAGCATGGGTCCTTGATGATGCTTGTGGTTGAACAATTGCAGTTTATACCACCAGGCTTTTTTAGGACCCGAAACTTTTAGATCTTTTAGTTCATGTTTGATCATGTGTTCGGGAACTTTGCGATCTGCTTCGGTATACACATGCAATCTTATACCCTGACTCAAATGTCGGCTCAACATGTTGTAGAGTCTATCAACATATTCCCAGCCGTAGACAGTTCCATGTATGAGGCAAGCACAATCAACAGGGCCACTGGGAGGGAGTCCCGCTGATTCTGCTAGTGCTCTAATCCTATCCTTTTTACCCATGTTCCTTGCTCAATTTCTTCCACTGTGTATTCTGTATGACAAATTTCAGCCAACCATTGATGCCGATCTGTGATGCCAAATGCCAGACTTGACTGATCAACTATCACAGGAACTCCGGCAATCACTGCCTGTATTCCTGGGCCTGAATTATAATTTATCACTGCATCAAAGTCCCAGTGCAGATCAAAGCTGTCGTAGGTGTTGACCAGTTTTTTAGGCTGTTCCCAAATCACATGTTTAGGGAATCGACTTTGATCCAGTGCACATCGTGGATGCGGTCTTACCACTATTTGTCGACCGTCAGCAACTTCCTGTATGCGTTGTAGATACCAAGCGGTCTGATCAATGCCATCCAGCTGTAGGCTTTGTGTGTGCTGACCCGCTATCAATATGCGTCCATGGTTGAGAGAATTCTTTGATAATTTGATGCCCAATTTTTGTGGACGGTCAAAATCTAGATTGGTTTTATGTCCGTAATGGCCCAGTGCATTGATGTTGTTTAATGCTATTTTCCATGTTGTTCCGCGCAGCAATGCACCAATGTCAATGCACACAACTGGGCGTCCAGTGCGACGATACAGCTCATAAATTTCTTTGTTGGGCTGCATGCGACCCGACCAAAGCACACTCCATATCACTGCTATGTCAGCGTCACGATTGTTGGGCACTGTTTGGAATCCGTGCTTGTGTAGAGCAGCAAGCACCGCGGTCATAACTGGCCCCGAATTTCGAGCACACTGCAAAGGAAAATAGGTCACTGTTTTGGTCACTAAATATCTCACATGAAATACACAGTAATTACCACATTTCATCAGGCTGGCCTCGAACAATACGGTCAGCGCATGATCGACACTTTTGAACAACATTGGCCTGCGGAGGTAGATCTTATTGTGCTGGCAGAAAACTGCACACCACGGACCTCAAGATCAAACACAAAGGTCATTGACTTATTGGCGGCCAGCTCAGATCTACGTGCGTTTGTTGAACGTCACAAGAACAATCCACTGGCACACGGCAAGGCAGGGCCGCCCGATGTGTTCAATCCCAAAAAGCAATTTCGCTGGGATGCTGTTCGCTTTTGCTACAAGGTATTTGCCAAGGCTCAGGCAGCAGACATGATCAATTCAGGATGGATGATTTGGATTGATGCAGACAGTGTCACGCACACACCGGTATCTTTGCCATTTTTACAATCTGTGTGCCCCGGCGGGTCGATGGTCAGTTATCTAGGACGCGGCGAAAAATATCATTCAGAATGTGGTTGGGTGGCCTACAATTTAGATAAATCTGAATGCCGTCAGTTTATTCGCGATTTTGTAAACATGTATAACAGTGATGCAATTTTCAAAGAGCGTGAATGGCACGACAGTTATATCTTTGATGTGTTAAGAAAACAAATTCAACAGCGATGTCATTTTCATAATCTCAATCCCAGTTGGGAAGACAAAGGTCTTGCAGGGCATCCCTTTATCAATAGTGAGCTGGGCAAGCACATGGATCATGTCAAAGGCGATCGCAAACTACAGGGACATTCCAAACCCAAAGAAGTTGTGTTACATCAAGACCATCCCTACTGGCAAAAAGTATTAAACAGCAGGGGTCGAAAATGAAGGCAGTGATCTATCATGCTGATGGTCCCATGGCAAAAAACTTTCCCCCAGATACATATCGTAAACTGTTTGAGGGATTCAAGCAAAATGTCTCTTTGTTTGGCCTCTCAACAATACATCTAACACTGGACGGTCATCCTGGATGGGGAGACGAAAATTATTACTTTCCCAACTTAGACCCAGTGAACGTTGTTTACAATAGAGAAATCTGTTTTGTTGAATTTTTAAAAACTGCACCTGATGATGTATATTGGTTCACCGAACCTGACAGTAGAATTGCAGAAATGTGGCCGCCACTGGCAGGAGATCTTGCCTTGCTTCGACGACAAGATTTAGTTGCAATAAATCCTGCCTGGAGATTGGCTCGACCTAGTGCATTGCCCATTTTTGAAATGGTTCTGCAACATTTTGACCTAGATAGAAAATCATGGCACGGCGATAGTGTTGCCTTTCGGCAGTTATGGTTGGATTTTGGACAACCCAATATAGGTCATCTCGAACACAGTGGCGTAAAAATCGAACTAAGAAACTACAATGACTATTGTAAAATGAGTGCCAGATATACACGGCAATGGAAAGCCGGCAAGAAACTTAGATTATTAGGCGAAGGACAATAAAATGAAATCAATGAAAGATATGTTTGAAGAAATTTACCGCACCGGTGCCTGGGTGACCAAACATCAAAATCCAGTGTCACTGAGTGGTCCAGAAAGTTTTCCCGAGCGTGCAGAATTATATCTCAACTTCTTGAAAAAGTTTATCAAGGACAATCAAATAAAATCTATTGTGGACTACGGCTGTGGCGACAACGGCCTTTATCGGGAATTTGATTGGGGATCCACCAAATACACAGGCATAGACATCAGCCCCACTGCAATTTCTATTGCACAAAAAAACAACCCCAACAA